TAATTTATTTCCCAAAGAATATAGGTTATTTCGTTTCTCTTAATCTCTTCAGTTAAATCTCCATGAAAATACCAAATTTCCATTCCTATATTTATTGTGTAACGAATCTGAGTAAGGTTCTGAGAACTTCGCATTATATCTTCAGAACTTATAACATTAACTGCAAGGCAGGGAGTATTAGGATTAAGAACATCTTCCTCATAATACTGAGTGACTTTTCTTCCTGTTTCCTGGGTAAAGTTATTCTTTAAGACTTCTATGCAGTTCTTTACAGCATTTCTGTAAAGATTATCTTCCCCCAAAAAATTAATAGGAGTTAAAGTCATTATTACATCGTCCTTCTATAAGTAAATTTCTTTTCAACAAAATCAGCCACATTCATTCCTAATCTATATAAAGCTGATTCGACATCAGCCTCATGAAACATAAGACCTTCATCCATTCCAGATTTAGCAATAAGCCATTCATGAAAAGCAATAGGATAGGATCTAGCAAAAGCATCTGCTCCGATTGAATATGTAAGAGTGGGGCCATCTAAATCTTTTTCTAGAGTCTTAATTACTCCAGGTTTTCTTATATTTTCTATATCTCCAAGAAGAGTCCCTGTCCTCATCCCTGCCTTATAAGAAGGAGGAAGACCATGACTATAAGTTCCGTGATAGGTTTCAACTACTCCATACTTTTCATATCTTCTCTGTCTTCTCTCAAATGTAGATCTCTTGACTCTTTTTGTTTTTATTTTCTTAACCTTGGCTACGAGTTCAGCATCAAGATCTTCTATTGTATCATCAAAGAGTTCCAGAGGAAGAATAGTAAGCCTCTCTGGATCTAAATCTTCTATTAGATCTGCAAGGCCTCCTGAATCTATTTGGATCATTAACATTTATCTCTCAAAGTCCTTATTAGTTGCATCAGTTACAATTTCTATATCAATCACCCCTTCTCCAACCCCTTCTACTCCAAGTTCAGTTATAAGAGAACTCCTAGCTCTCCATCTTGGACCATCTCCTGTTCCTTCTAAATATGTTCCCAAAGCTTCATCAGCCATAGTCTTCCATCTTTCAACAGGAGAAATTTCATCAGTAGAAGAAGGAGCAAAAACAGAATTAAAAATTTCATAAGCAGTATATCTTATACAAGCATACACTACTCCATCAGGAACTTCTACACTTGTACTATCTGTAAAAGAAAGTTTACTCAGACTCCCAAACGCTCTCTGTAACTTAGAATTTATAAATCTGGTTGCATCTACTATGAACTCATGTCCATCATCTTCACTCACATCAGAATTAGAAGTTATATAACAAATATCTCCTGATTGAGCAGATCCAGACCAATTAGCTACAGGAACAGTAAACTTTCCAACAGAGGTAAAGATTTCTATAACAGTTCCACTCCCTATGGTCCCAGTCATATCTCCAGTAACATCAAAAGAAGTGGTATCAGTAAATGTGAAAGAAAAAGTTTCGTGACTGGCAAACGAATCAAGAAAAGAAACTCCACTTAAAGAAATTGATCCATTGTTACTACTATTTTCTTTAAGTTCTTTATAAGATGAAGAAAATCTTACTCTAGACTCTCTTACTCCTTTAGTCCTGAGTAATCTTTTTACATCTTCTAATTCACAATAAACTCTGTTAACCATTTTTACTTAACCGCTTTTTTCTTTTCTTGACTTAGTTGTCTTAATTCTTTAGCTCGTTTGATCTTTGCTTTTTTAGCTCTTATTTCATCTTCCTCCTCTTTTAACAACTTCCTAACATTCCCTGAATTAATTTCCTTATCTAGAACTTCATCTGGAAGAGAAATAAAATCTCCTATTTTAGGGGTTACAGAAATTTTGGCTCCTTTCTTTTGGTTGAAGAGCCGGTATTTTAAACTGTTCTGAATTACTTTCACAAGGGTCATAATATTCTCTCCTTACTGAGATATTAAATTAACCAGTAGTTACAGTCACCCAAGTAGTTCCGTTTTCAGAAATTCTGATCTTATAAGTTGCATCCACCCATACTCTTCCAGCAGCCAGAACAGGAGGATTAGAAGTAGCTACCAAATCAAGCAAAGTAGCCCAACTCGTCCCATCCAAACATTTATGAAGAGTATAATCAGAACTCATGTAGATTCTACCAGCAACAGCATCCGGAGCAGAATCTTGAGCTTTAAGATCAATATATTCCTGAATTTGAACTCGATCTACCTTGGTTTTTCCCCACAGATATCTTGCAGGTTTCGCCATTTATTTATCTCCTTTCTAAACTCTGAATTTAATTAGAACTCTACATCTAAACTTCTTATAACAAAAGAAGCTTCAGATAGAAAACATTAATCGTCAGCAGATTCTCCAGTAGAAACCCTGCTATACATATAACCAGCAGAAAGATTGGTAATTTTAGGAGAATAAACTTTATTGACTTTTATAAATTCTCCTTCTCTATCATCATCTCTCCAACGAACTACCCTAAAAGGTTTGCTCACAAAAGTTCTTCCAAGGGTGAGAGGATTTCCTGGTTCTACATAAGCCAGAACCACATGGTATTTAACAATATATTCATATGAAGCTGTCTGGCCTTCATCTGAACTGTTCCACAAGCCATCTGCAAAAGTAACAGCCATATTCCTAAGAGTTGCAGGAAGAGCATTTCCAGTAATCATTGCTGAAGTATGATACTTAAGAATCTCTCGAATTACAGGATCTTGAACGATTGCCTCTGACACTTCAGTCGTAAAGGAAATCTTATTAGGTCTTTTCCCAATGGCTTTGGAAATAATAACAATAGCATCAGATAAGTCACTGAGAATATCAGGATCTGTTCCAGCAATCCAAGCAGTAGTAGAAGTTAGATTTGCATAATAAGTTCCAGCACTTCCCAGACCAGAAGATCCACAAACTAAAGCCCACTTATCGATCTCTTCGGCGAGAAGAACCTTTTCAGTTAAAAAGTTAGTTGCATCAATTTTCGGACGAACAGGAGCATCCGCATTCTGCATAGCCCTATCAGTTACGATGTCTTTGATCGCTCTTTCATAACAGGTATATGTTCCTTCATCGTAAATCAGGGTCGCTTCCTCTGTGATAGCTCCGTCAGCTTTCTTAGGAGCACCCTTGAAATATCCATCTTTCCTAAAGATTCTATACTTGTCTGATTCTTTAGCGACAGTATATGAAGGAAGAAATACATCTCCTACAAATTCATTGTTCGTGTATCTTACCGCTAATCCGGTAAGAAACTTATCTTCCTTAATATTTCCCTTTTGCACATTATACATAAGTTTATCACCTCCCATTTAAAGTTGAACAAAGAATTAAATATCTTTATTCAGAAAAAGATTATCCTATCCCAAGAAAGTTGTTCCCATCTTCATAAGAACAGGAATAATATCTCCATCATCTCCATCATTTAGAGCAATCCCTAGAACACTTCTTAAAGTTCCACCACCTGTAAGGGTAATAGGCTGAATTAGGCCAATTTCTCCATTATCTGAACCCACATAGCCGCCTCTACTAATCGCTTCAGCACATTCGCACTTAACCACAGGCCCACAAGCCACAGGAACCATTTCTCCATTAATAGCATCAGAAAGAGCTATTCCAATAACAGCAGTTGTCGTAGTTGTTGTATGAGCCTTAATCTGCCTAAATGCAGTTCCTAATTCTAATACATCCCCTTCCAGAATAGAAAGTTTTCCTTCCATCGCTCCCTTGGTTGTTCCTCCTCTGTCATCATCTCCTTCTGCTAAAAAGTTCTGGATGAAATCGTTAGGACTCCAACCATGAGTATATCCAGTTGATTCGGTGGGAAGAGCCATATTTAAACACCTCCTTTAATTTATATTTGTCTATTTAAAACTGAACAAGTTAAATCAAAACAAAGTTAATCGATCTTTCCTTCTTTCGAAAGTTCAATAAGAGCTCCTTCATAAGAAAGCTTATGCTCATCTGCATACTTCTGAACATCGGCCTCTGTAAGCTCTTTAAGATTCCCTGTAGGAGTAGTAACGGATTGACTTTCCTCAGAATCTGTAAACCTATATTCTTTAGGAATAGATTCGATAACTTCTAAAAGAATATCAGACAGAGATTTAGTAACTTCTTTCACTTTATCTCCATCCTTTTCGGACAATTTAATAATAACATCTTTAGAAGTTTCTGAGAGAAGAATAGACTCAGCGACTTTAATAGTAGCAGGAAAAGCTCCCTTATCCTTCAGTTCCCTGAGAGTCTCTTTAACTTTCGATTGATACTTTTTTTTCTCGAGTTCATCCTTATGTTTTATAAGGTTCTTTACAGTATCAGTCAAAGATTTTACATCATCAGATAACTTTTTAATCTGACCATCCTGCTCCCCAATCACTTTATCTTTCTCTTCGAGTTTCTTTGCAACACTTTCCTTATTCTTCTCATCTTCCACTTTAGCCTTTTCGATAGAAGAAGTAATTTCAGCTAACTGAATAACAACTTTCGCAATTTCGTCTTTAGCCTCTTTATTATTATCCTCTTCTAACTTCTTAATTTTGGCTTCCAGTTCCTCTTTTTCCCTTACGAGATCCTCTAGTTTTTTCTCCATATTTCCTTTCACCTCCCTTGATTTTTTAGAATTTACAGGATCAATATCTTCTATCACCTCCTCTAACTCTATTAATTCCCCAGTCTCACTAAGAGAAACTGGCTTCATCCCCTTGATAAAAGGTCTATTTGTTAATCCACCACCTAACATTGTAGGACCATGACTTATTTTGGTTTCTCTAGTTACAATGTTTCCGTTTTCATCTTTTCCATCAGAGAGTTCATATTCAACATAATCATCTGTATATTCCGCTGAAAAATATTTAAACTCTCTATCTTTAATAGATGTTAATCCTCTCTTAGTTAATTCAATACTAGCCATCAAATCGCCATTATTTTTATGAAGATTCTTAACCCAAGCAGCAGCCCCTCCTTCTGAATCATGTTTAAAATCAAAGGCGATTTCTTCCTGAGGAATTCCAGCTTCAAAGTTTCTTATAATACTACTGAAAAAAGAATCATCGAAATTAAGAACTCCCCACCAAGGATGTTTGAATTTTCCCTTTTTCAAAACCTGAATATCTATCTGATTTTTCTTATCTGCCAGGTGAATTATTTCGGAGAGAACTATAGGAAAGGACAATTTGTGAAGAATTTCTGTTTTTTTATTTCGGGTTTGATCATCTAATATTTCCTTATCAAGAACCTTTTCCTGAAAAGAAACAGTTGCTTTGTTTAAAAAAGACATTTTTGATCTCCTTTTTAAATCGTTCATTTAATTAATTCTCATAACATTTTTTTATTATCATAGCGTCACAAAATCCATATTTAGGACGACTTATAATTTCTTTTGGAATTTTTCCGTTTGCCATTTCAACCAATATCTTCTTCCGGGTATTTGAATCCACTTTATCTACAAGTGGTATCTGAGACATCATCAATATTAACTGCTCATCAAGATATGGAAGATAGACATTAATTTGCTGAGAATTTTGGCTGAGTGGTTTTAAATGCTCTTCATATAATTTTCCCAAGAGAGAATAATATGTTTTCTCATCTAAATTACTCTGATGAACATAGTAACCGCACATAAATTCATCTATTCCATCACAAGCAATTATCCTTTCAACTCCCTGGCTTAAAACAAAAAGATAGAACATCTTAACTATTTCATCAGGATCTGTTGGAGAGATTGGAGGAACAAAGCAAGTTACATTAACATTTAAAAATTTTCCCATCTTATTGGCATAGAAATAATCTGGGTGTCTCTCGTGTAAAGCTATGGTATAACAATGAATTGTAGATACTTCAAAAACTTGAGCCATAAACCACAGCATCAATGATGAATCAAGGCCTCCCGATAAAGATAAATTTCTACATCCAATATTTTCAACCACTTCAAGCAATCTTTGCTCAAGCATTTTTACTGTTATTTCTTTACCTATAGACTTCCAATTTTCTGGAAAAAATATCATTTATTTTAATTGCCTATTCGCACAAGGAATACTTTCTTTTATCTCTTCCGCTTCTTCATCGGTCCACAAAACTTCTTGATCATCAACTAGTCCAACAATAAAATGTTTAAAACTACCATTTTTCGCCTGAACATGATCTATTGAATAAAGATTGCCAAGATGATCAACTAATGGACAATGATGTATGAGTTCTTTTCCTGTTTTTGGGTCTTTGTGGATGTGATGAATTAAATACTCCCAGTCTTCAAGACCAGGAATATCTTTATGGGATAACTCAACCATTGTAGAAAATTTTTCTAACTTACTTATAAACTTTTCATCAAGCTTCCCTGATTTTTTTAGAGAAGCTGTACAGATTGCAAAAGCCGAGCTCTCGCTTTTGCCTTGTTTCTTTAACTTATCCACACATTTATCCAAAATCTCAGGCATTCATTTTCCCTTTCTTCCTTATAAAGACTTTTTTAATATATTGTTTATGATAGTAAAATATAACATAGAATTCAGAATCTACAAAAGAGTTTCAATATATTCAGAAAAAATTCATTTTAAAGATTCCTTCTCTAAGATTCTAAAAAATTTTTAAATAAATTTAAAATCTTACGACAATATTCTATTAAACTAACTTTTAGCAATTTAAAATTTAAACTACCAATAAAAAACCCCCCTAGAAGCTCTCAAAGGCATCTAGGAGGGTCTTAAATGTTAAAGCCATACCAAACCATTAGGCTTTAAAATGATGAAAACTTTTTAATTCATAAGTCCTTTCTATTAACCTCTTTATCCATTATAGTTTTTTCCTTTCTTTAAAGAGATTCCTTTGGAACTAGAAAGGGCATCAGCATGACTTCTAAAGGCTTCAATGTGATATTCTTTTTCTCAAGTTCATCCAAATCAACTTCAACAAAATTTACATCCAACTCAATTTCTATCTGTTGAAGTTCTATAAGGCTTTTAGAAAATTCTTCAAAGTTCTCAAATTTAAGATTTCCATTTTCATCAGTTTCAGGTTTTCCATCTTCTCCTTTGGAAGAATATTTATTTATTATTTTATCTTTCTGGTCAAAATAGACTTTACTCTCACTATTGAGTTTATCAATTGATCTACCAATCCAATAACCTGTCTTAACTGGAAAATCCTTAGTTAAAATTCCATTGATAATTCCCTGATTCATCCTAAAGGTTTCGAAAAATGAATTTTTTACTTTCACCTTTTCCATAAAATTTCCTCCTTTGTTTTTGTTTTTTGGTTAGAGATTACTTCTTTAAGTTTCCATCCATTAACCTATAAGCAAATTTGGCTATTCTACGATCTGCAAAATACCATCCCACGCAAGTCAATGTAAGATATATGACAGCATCTACACATAATAAAACTATTTTTAAAGCATCTACTGAATCCCACTTATAACCACTTTGTTCAAGAACTTGCCAAGATTTATAAACAAGTCCTGAAAAAACAATCATTAAGAAAATAGTTATTCCTGGTCTCATTATATGTTTTAAAAAGTCAACTAATCCAAAAAGAAAAGCTACGATTCCTGCAATAATCCAATTAAAGGTTCCTCCTTTATCCATAAGTTTTTCCATAAAGCTTTCTTTAAACAAGGGAGTCATAGAATCTTTCTGACTTTCTGTAAAAGCCCTAGCTTCTTCTATATCTATTTCCCCTTCAATCCCCACTTGTTTAATTTTTAAATTAATTTCTGCTTCTTTCATCATGAGATCACGCTCTAATTCAATTCTCTTAAGATCAAGTTCTTTTAGAGCTATTTCTTTTTCATTCACTTGTTTCTGGGTGAAAAAATTAAATATATTCGAAATTAGAGATCCAAATATTCCAGTCAGACCTCCCCCAAATATGGACAATAATGTACTAAGCATTTTTAGAAACCTCCCTAATTTGAAGCTTATAATTTTCACCTTTCATATATTCTATAAATCTCTTAACAGTTAGCCTAGAATTTAAAACAGCCTTCTGGCCTTCTAAGAACCCAATTCTCTGGCCTAATAATTGGCATCCATAAGTTTGCGTTAGATATCCTTTATCTTTATCTCCAGCTAAGTTTCCTGAATGTTGTAATATAAAAGATCTTCCAGGAATATTCTTAATCCAGTAAACATTTCCAAATTTAGGAGATCTTCTTAATTCAACTTCATATTCTCCAACAGGAACACAAGATACATTAGGAAGATTATCTCTCCAAGGAAGTTCTAAAGTATAACAAAAAAAATCTTCAGTCGCTAAAATTCCCAATGTTCCTTGGTCATCAGAAGAATATCTTAATAAAATAGCTTTTCTATTAATACTCGGAAACTCCATATCTATTTTTCTCCCCCTATATTTCCTTTTATCTCTTTTGCCCCTTTATCATACGCTTCTCTGCACAAACGCTCTAATTTGCTCAAGCTAGCCAGGATTAAAGCGTAGTCCTGGTCGTGGATTATCCCATTTTTCCAGTATTCCTTGAGTATCCGGACGATCCCCGTTGTGATCCCTGGAGCAGTTGTCAGATCATCCTTGATATGAGTTATTTGTTTTCCTTCTCCCTTGCAACGTCTATGTCGAACAATAATTCGCTTTGTCATAATTATCGCCAGCGCACTGGCTACAAAGAGGTTTATATACAACCTCCCACCCCATATAGGTGTGCTTGTGAATCGGAAAAACTCATTTGGATCAATGGTCGTTAGTGCCCTGGCATACCCGTTTAAAAGTTGCTGTATAAAACTGCCAATCACCCAGGCAGTGACGACGATAAAAAGAGGGCTTGTGCGAAAACGTTCTTTGATCAACCACCAAACAAAGATAACTGAGAGATATAAAAATAAGATAGAAAGAACTAAATATAACTGAACAATATGATCCCGAATAATAGCATCCCATAAACTAATCACGTTGTTATTTCCTCCGTTCCCGTGTCAGCGTCAACAGCCAATCCTTTTCACCATCAAGGGAGGCAATAGATCGATTCAGTGAATCTCTGGCCTTGTGGTTTTCCTGTTTAATTTCATCGAGTAATTGGTAATTTTTCTCATTACTGAGAACTTCGAGGCCGCTTGGAAGTTTTAATATCCTAAGTAAGATTTTAGCTAATTTCATCGTTTCCTGTCTCCCACTAATACTTCAATCAGGGTTGATAAACGAGATAGAATTACACTTCCTTCTTTAAGTTCTTTCCCTATTGCAGATATAATATCATCGCGCTTGTTGAGTAACCTGAAAAGCATTATGATGATGAACAGGAGTATGCAAATAAACGGACCTGCTGTCTCCAGTATCTTTAGCCATAGTTGCGGAGTCATATCCATAAGACTATTTTAACATCTCTCTAAGTCTCTTAACTTCTATAGATAATTTATCACATGCATCTTCGTTCTTTTTCTCACTGCATTGAATTGTCAGATCAACTACAAGAGATTGTTGCCGTGCCAACTCACTCTTAGTTGCTCCACAACCAATGATTATGAATAAACATAAACTAACTAAAAAACCTTTTAATAAACTCGCCATGAGCATATACTCCATCTACATTGGCTGACATAAGAGTGTGATACTCTGGATGCCCTTTTTCAAATACCGTTTCTTCCATAAAATCAAAAGAGAGTTTAACATCATTCCCCGTAACCTCTATCAGTTTCGGTTTACCATTATTCCATGACATACACCAACAATGATTTCCTTCGTAGAATTGACCTTTCTTTTCTCCATAACTTCCGAGACAGAGACGAACATCATCTCTTCCAACTGAATGAGCAAGAGAAGCCATCAAAACGGCCAGTCCATCACAATCTTCTCTCTTATTCCTCAGAAGACTTTCACAATCTTCAACCGACTGAGGCCAATATTCAGGCATTCCCCAAACCTCTTTGTCTCCTGCATAAGTCGTGTGATAACAAACAAAATTAGCTATGTCTACAGGATCAGTGAGAGCAAAATTAAATTTCTTTAAATCCAGTTTATAGATATACTCATTCAATGGTCTTCTATCAGGAAAACCAGAGAGAAGCATATTCGGATGCTGATTCATGAGTTCTTTTGTGATGATTCTATA